CGGGCGTAAACGGCACAATCTTCTATAATCGAGGTCTAGTAACTGGCCCCTCACATTCAAACGGTGGAAACGAAGATTTCGACCTTGAGACTTATACGCTTGGTTTGAATCAGCGTGAAGTTGTGGTTGAGGCTGCATAATGGATTTGGCTAACATCGCGCCAATTGAGCGCAAGCTAAACCTAAAAAACCCAGCTAACGGGCAAGAAACAGGCATGGTATTAACCATTGCCTGTATTCACGATGACCGAGTGAAAGCCGCGAATCGCGCTATCAATGACGAGATTCTAAAGCTAGGCAAAGACATCACAGACGAACAACTCGCAAAGCTTGATGATAAGTTAGCGGCTAGTTGTATCTTTGATGTCGAGTTTACTGGTGACTCGTGTTGGAAGAACGATAAGCCTAGATTCTCACAATCTCTAGCTGTTGAAATTTGCTCTATTCCTTCATTGAAAGAGCAGGTTTTAGCAGAGTTCAGGCGAACGCAGGATTTTTACAAGGTCTAAGCGGTGAGTTGTGCGAAGGCTTAAAAACCCAAGCGCGATATGACACGCCAGACAAAGACGGGGAAACAAGACGGGAGCGTAACGCTCGCTTCGGCCAGTCCTCCCCTGAGCCGTTTAGACCAGTAAAAGGGCGTTACTTGTGGGAATGGTTCATTAGCGCTAGTGACTTCCGCGAGTTTGGCGAGCATGGTCCTAAATGTATAACGCCTGGCCAGTGGAAGTTTTGGGCTGAGATCAATTCTGTCGAAGTAAGGCCAGAAGAGTTCAAAGTGTTGGTTAGAATGGATAGGTCATATATCAATGCGCTCAATGTTGAATTGAGCGAACAGCGCAACAGATTAATCAAGAAGGGCTAATCAATGGCAACCGATGTAGCTGCGTTAGCTATCAAGTTTCAAACCACTGGCGCTAACCAAGTGATGCAGACCCTAAAAGGTCTGCAAAATGGTTCAATTAAGGCGCAGAAAGCTACGGAAGGGCTGGCGGGCGCTACGGTAAAAACTGGAAAACAATTTAAGATCAATAATCAGCTTGTACAACAGGCAGGTTTCCAAGTTGGCGACTTTGCAACACAGGTTGCTTCTGGTCAAAGTGCGCTTGTAGCGTTTACTCAACAGTTCTCACAATTAGCTGGATTCTTAGGACCCGCTGGTCCCGTGATTGGTGCTGTAGTGGCAATTGGGGGTGCCATTGCGGTTGGTCTGTCTAATGCGTTCAGTGAAGCAGAAGGTGAAGCAAAACAGCTTGAATTTACGATTGATGACTTAATTAGTAAGATTGATGAACTTACAGTTAAACAAGCGACGTTTGCAATATCCCAGCTTGAAAAGCAACGTGATGCACTAACCGATATTGGCGGTGGAGCATTAATAACCAATGCTCGTATTGAGACGCTTAAAATAAACTTAAGTAAATTCCCTAGCAACGATAAGGCGCAAGAATGGCGGGAAGAATTAGCGCGATTAGAGTCTAACTCTGATAGCTACAGCCAGAAAGTAGCTGAGCTTAACAGCCAGATCGATCAGTTAAACAGCCGAATCGATGATGCAAACAACGGAATTGATACCAGCGCTGAGGTTACGAAAGAAGCTCGGACAGAGATTGACAGACTCAATGAAGCGCTACAGTTTCAAGTTGATAACTATGGTGAGTCTGAAAGAGCTATCGAGCTTGCTCGAATCGCACAGCTAGAAAAGAACGGAGCGGACGAAGCGGCTATAGCTAATGCCAGAGCACTAACTAATGAGCTTTACAAAAAGATCGATGCAACAAAAGCGGAAGAAGAAGCTCAGAGATCGTCAGCAAGGCGAGCAAGACAGAGAGAGCAATTAATCTCACAGCTTGATCCGTTGCAAGCAGAGAAAGACCGATACACCGAACAGTTACGCTTACTTGATCAATTTAATTTTGATAAAGAGCAGCGCAGAGCGCTGGAGCTTGAGGCTGAACGACAGCACTCTATGAGACTGGTTCAAATTACTCAGGGTGCGAACAAACAGCAGATACAAGGAATGCAGCTTTTCGCTGATACCCAAAGCCAACAGCTTGGCGCTGTAGGTCAGATATTCGGAAACATGGCCGAGCTTGCAAAACAGGGTGGCAAAGATCAATTTGACGCTTGGAAGATTTTCGCATCTGCTCAGGCTGCAGTGAATACCGCTTTAGCGATCAGTAACGCGCTGACGGTTCAGCCTGCTCCGTTAGGTATTGCGCTTGCTGGCACGATTGGAGCTCTAGGTATTGCACAACAAGCAGCTATTCAAGCGACTGAATATCAAGGCTCTTATTTAGGCGGTGGCTATACGGGTTCAGGCTCAAGAACAGGCGGAATTGATGGTAAGGGCGGCTTTCCTGCTATCCTTCACCCCAATGAAACAGTTATAGACCACACCAAAGGCCAGTCAGCGGGTGGTGATGTAACTGTGGTAATCAATAACGCACCACAAGGAACAACAGTAAAAGAAACGCAAGACGCAGACGGAAACACGTTTGTTAGCGTGTTCTTAGCAGATATGGCAAGGGGTGGGCCTATGAGCAGGTCAGTACAATCAACTTTCGGAGTAGCGAGGCAGGGCAAATAAAATGGCTAATATAGATTATCCAGCAGGCTTGCCCACACCTAGCAGGGCAGGATATTCATTCCAGCATGTAAGCCCGTTTGCGCGTACTGAAATGGCAACAGGGCGAGCAAGGCAGCGCAGAACATTCCAGAGCGTTCCTAGTTTGACTGAGTTGCAATTCACGATGACTCAGACGCAAGCCCAGCTATTCGAAGCTTGGTTCGCTTACGATATTAATGATGGTGGCGATTGGTTTAATATTGATCTGAAAACTCCACTGGATGAGTCTGCGTCTTACGAATGCCGATTCACTGAAATGTATAGCGGCCCGTCTTTGTTTGGCTTGGATCAATGGCAGTTTACAGCCCAAGTAGAATTAAGAGAGCGGGCTATATTTGACGAGAGTTGGTATATAGACAGTGGGAAGTACATTCGAGATACAAACATTATCGATATTGCTATGAATCAACTATGGCCTGAAGCATGAGTATTATTAATGTAGTCTATGCAAGCGCTCCAAGCGATTATGTAATACTATCAACGCTTGAAATACTTGTACCTAATTATGATTCGATTCGTATTGTGTCGGCTTATGAAGATGTTACAGCAACATTGGAAACAACTGATACAGTTACTTTTAGTGCCGCGCCTTTTGAGTATCAGCTGCCAAGCAAAGACACAAGCGGCTCACAGCGGCTAACCTTCTCAATATCTAATGTAACTGGCGAGGCACAAAAAGCCATTGACCATGCGTTAACAAATGTTCTTGATGTTCCGATTGTTTATCGTGAGTTCTTATCAACTAACCTAACGGCACCAGCAACAACACCTATTAAAATGACCATGCGAGGTGGGACATTTCAAGGTTTGATGGTTGAAATTGAAGCAGGTTATTACGATCTACTTAATGCGGAATGGCCGCGTAAAAGATACATAGCCGAAGATTTCCCCGGCTTGAGGTATATCTAAATGACACTTGAAGAATTGATGTTAATTCCATACGAGCCAAACGGTCGAAGCAAGCAGGGTGCAGACTGCTATGGATTAGTCAGGATGGCGCGTGTTTATCTGTATAACAAGGCTTGGTTAGAATCTTATGCAGGCGTTGAAGGTAGCGACAAAAAAGCGCTTACAGATGCGCTACACAAAGAAGTTAAAAACCTCAGATTGTCGTCGGCTGTACCCGGTGCGATTGCTACAGCTTGGCGCGGTAATCTTTGCACGCATATTGCTGTTGTGGTTGATGTTGACGGGCGTAAAATGATACTAGAAACAGATGAGCCAGGGGTTACGAATATCGGCCCTAGATTGACGGACATTCGATACTTTGAGCAACGATTTCTAAAAGTGGTTTATTATGACGATTAGAGTGTATAACTCGATTATGCCGGGTGAACCTGCTGAGGTTTATCAGGATTGCGGCATGTCTATCGAGCGTTGGGTGATGAGCCATACGGACGGATACGAGCGCAAAAAAGCACAGCCTATTGCTTGCACCATTAACGGTAAGTTAATAAATCCGCTAGAGTGGCATCAACACGTTATTAACCAATCTGATAATGTGGATATTCGTGTATTACCGCAGGGCAGTGTGGGCGATTTCTTCCGGGTTAATCTAGCTATTGTGACAGTCG